CAGACAGACGAGAGAACAGTAGCCGACATATATCGTGCTGAGGGTTTCTCGATAAAAGCCGCGAAAACGAACTCTGTGGCTGCGCGTTTAGCAGCAGTAGAAAAGTACATGACGCGAATAGTTGATGGTAAGTACGGCCTAATGATAGACCATGATGCAGCGAACTCGTTGGTTCAAGGTTTAGCTGGAAAATATCGTTATAAAATCAACACGAAAGGTATAAAAGATGAGAAACCAGAAAAATCACACCCTTGGTCTGATGTCGCGGATGCGTTCCAGTACCTCTGCTTACACGCTGATGGTGGTGAAGTGTTCGGTACTACAGCTGGGCAAGGGGCTCGACGAGAAGTTAAGAAAGTTTCTGCGTTTGGTTGGACATAAAATGTTGACAACGACGCGTTCTGATGGTAGCATATTAGCATATTCATGTTAATATGAGAAATTTATGTCTTTAGGTCCTGCTTTAATCCCCGTTGCTAGTTCTTCCGATTTGGAAGCTAGAGCTAAACGCGAGTCAGAAGAAAAACAACAGAGTGAACTGCTAGTAGGTTTAGCTGCGCACACGCGTAAACGCTGGACTACGATGCGTGACCACAAGAAGAAAGACATTGAGCCTCGCTTGATTGAAACTGCTCGCGCTCGCAACATGGAGTACTCTCCAACTAAACTTGCAGAGATTCAAGCCCAAGGTGGTTCAGAACTATTTATGGGTATCGTCAGTACGAAGTGTCGTACCGCGACTGCTTGGTTGCGTGACACGCTACTAGGTACTGGTTCCGATAAGCCATGGTCTATCGAAGCGACTCCAGTACCAGAAGTTCCACCAGAATTAATTGACCGCCTTCAAGGTATCATGCAGCAGAATTTGCAGCAGTACTATGAGTTGGGTGGTGAGGCTATCGATGAGATTGGCCTTAAGAAATTAGCAGCAGACATGAAAGACGTAGCCATGCGTGAGATGGAGTTCGAAGCGGACAAACGCGTTGATCGTATGGAAGACAAGATGGAAGACCAGCTGTTAGAAGGTGGTTTCGTCAAGGCGCTATTTGAATTTACTAACGATATCGCTACGTATCCGTATGCGGTATTGAAAGGTCCAGTCCCCCGCAAGCGTAAGAAGTTACAGTGGGATGGCGCAGAGCTTGTTACTAAAGAAATCGTTAGAGACGAGTGGGAAAGAGTAGACCCTTACAAATTCTACTGGGCCCCGTGGGGTGACGACATCCAGAACATGCCTATCATTGAGATTCACCACTTAACTAGAGAAGACGTCGAGGCCATGATAGGCGTCGAGGGATACGACGAGGCGTCAGTACGAGCGTTGCTGTCGGACTTCGGTATTGGTGGATTCGACTGGTTAGACCGCGAGGACTCTGAGTTTGAAGTCTTAGAGGGTAAAGACTTCGACGAGGCTAACTCGGACCTTATTGCAGCAGTTCAACTGTGGGACTCTATCCCAGGTAAACTTTTATTAGAATGGGGTTTAGACGAGAAGGACATCGACGATGCTCAGATGTCTTACCCTTGTGAAGTATGGATGGTTGATAACATAGTTATTAAAGCCGTACTTAACTACGACCCTATCGGTCGTAAACCATATTACGTCTCGTCGTTCGAGAAGGTCCCAGGCCGACTTGACGGCAACGGTGTTTCAGATTTATGTATGGACGCGCAGAACATGTGTAACGCAGCTGCTCGTGCCTTAGCTAATAACATGGGTATTTCTTCTGGTCCTCAAGTAGGAGTTAACGTAAGTCGCTTACCTGCAGGCGAGGACATTACGCAGATGTATCCTTGGAAGATTTGGCAGTTCCAGCAGTCAGAATACGGTGATGCTTCACAGCCTATTAACTTTTTCCAGCCGAATTCAAACGCACAAGAGCTTATGGCTGTGTTCGATAGGTTCATGGATATAGCTGACGAGATTACAGGTATTCCGAAATACATGACAGGACAACACGTCCCAGGTGCAGGACGTACGTCGTCCGGCTTGTCGATGTTGATTTCAAACGCTGGTAAGAGTATTAAGCAGGTTATAAGTAACATCGACCACGATGTGCTTAACCCGATGCTTGAGCGTCAGTACCAGAGAAACTTACGCTATTCACAAGACCCGGAGTTAATTGGTGATGTACAAATTGTTGCAAGAGGAGCGACCTCGCTGGTCGTCAAAGAGGCTGAAGCAGTTCGTAAAACTGAGTTCTTACGTCTGGTACTGGAAAGCCCTGTGGCGCAGCAGATTGTTGGTTTGCCAGGAACGGCTGAACTATTACGCGACCTTGCTGGAAATCTCAACACCAATATTGACAGGCTTGTGCCATCTCGTGAAGAGGTCCAGAAACAGCAAGAAATAGCCGCTCAGCAACAGCAGGAGCAGATGATGATGCAAATGCAGCAGCAGCAGATGCAACAGGCACAAGGACAGGCAGCTGCTAATTTACAGGAAGATGGTACTGAAATGGGGGGTCGACAAGACAACAATTTCAGCCCTAAACCTAATGGTAAGTGAAATTAAGTACCACAGACCCTTTTTCTTTGGTATTATGTAGTTAAATGATTTACGTTAATAAGCTAGGAACACAAACGCTAAAGGCCCTAAAAGAGCTGAAAGAGCCAGGAAACGAGGCATTATTAACACTCCTGACGGATGAACTCGAAGGAGCTAAGCAGAAGCTGGTGTATGCAAACGAAACGGGAAAACTCCACCGTTTGCAAGGACGAGCAGAAGCTTTTGAAGATTTACTCAAGGCGATAAATGAATCGTCTAAGGTGATTGAGGAGCGATAGGAAACTATCGCATTTGTTAAGCACACCATAACGGGAGCAGCATACCAATAGGACGCTGCGAAACAGAGTTGGTGCTTTAAGGAGAAAGAAAATGGCATTGCCAAAACAAGTGCAAGCACAGCTTGCTGAAGTTGAAGAGTTAGAGAAAGTACTAGCCCAAAATGAAGGATTAGAAAAGACCGACGAGTCGAAGCTAAAAGTAGTTGAGGATACCAAGGACGAAGTAACTAAAGAGCAACCGAAGGAAGCACTTGCACCTGAAGAAGTAAAGCCGGCTGATGACACTAAAGATGTTACAGATGATTTTAAGCAGAAGTACAGTACCCTACGAGGTAAGTACGATGCTGAGGTACCTAGACTGCATCAGCAGGTTAGAGACCTTACAGACCAGTTAGGAAGTATCCGTAAGGATATGGACGAAGCGGCTAAAGTCAAAGATGAAACACCTAAAGAGAAAGTCAGTTATGTAACCGATGCCGATCGAGAAGAGTACGGAGATGATTTGATTGATTTCCAACGTAGAGTTGCCAAAGAAGTGTCCCAGGATTATGAGGGGCGCTTCGAAGCACAGGAGAAAGTAATTGCAGAGTTGCGCGAGCAGGTCTCAAGTACCGGTAACCAAATTGGAGAGATGGGTTTTGCTCAGAAACTAAATGTTTTAGTTCCAGGGTTTGACCAACTTGACAAGGATGACCGTTGGGTTGCGTGGCTAAACGAGTATGACCCTATGTCTAGGGGGCCACGCAGAGATCAAGCTCAGTCCGCGTTTGACAGAGGCGATGCAGAGTCAGTAGCACATTATGTGAAACTGTTTAACGAAAGCATCGCTCCTGCAGAACAAGGGAAGAGCGTTCGCCAAGCAGAACTCGAGAAGCAGGTAACGCCAAACCGTTCAGCGAACACTAGTGATACTAAGAGCGCGGCAGGTTCTAAGATTTACTCATCTAAACAGATGGATAATGCTTGGGCCAAGACCCGAACTCTAAACACTAGTGGTAAGTATAGCGAGGCGGCAAAACTTGAAGCAGAGTTAACAGCTGCGTACATGGAAGGACGAGTTAAAAACTAGTCACGATTGTACTCAACAGCCGTTAACCTACAATGATGTTAAACTTTTATAAGGAGTAAGAAATGGCTGTTTTTCCAACCACCGGTAGTTTTACTACTAGCCCAACGTATTCAGGCGGTTTTATCCCACAATTGTGGTCTAATAAGCTGAATGCTAAATTTTATGCAAACACAATGCTTTCAGAAGTGTCTAACACTGACTGGGAAGGCGAAATTAAAAACCAAGGCGATACTATCCGTATCCGTACAGCACCGTCGATTACTATTAACGACTACGCTGGCGCTGGTTCAACACTAACAAGCGAAGTACCTGTACCAATCTACACTGATATGCAGATTAACAAAGGTAAGTACTTCTCTGTTCAAACAAACGACGTATTGGCACACCAAGCTGACATCGACTTGATGAACACATTTACTGATGACGCTGCTAAGCAACTGAAGATTTCTATCGAAAACGAAGCTTTCTTCAACTGGTTCTCTACTGAAGGTGCTGCTGCTGCCAATAAGGGCGCAACTGCTGGTGCAATTTCAAGTAGTTACAACTTAGGTACTGATGCTGCTCCAATCAACGACGCTACTGCACAGAACGTATTGAACACTATCTTAGCTATGTCAGCTACTATGGATGAGCAAAACGTTCCTGAAGAAGGTCGTTGGTTAATCATCTCACCTAAAGACCGTAACATCTTGATGCAATCTAACATTGCTCAAGCTTACTTCACAGGTGACCAGTCTAGTACTATTCGTACTGGTAAGATTGGTATGCTAGACCGCTTAACTGTATACGTGTCTAACTTGCTACCTCACGGTGCTGCAGGTAAAGCATTGGTTCCAGGCTTGTCTGCTACATCTACGGGTGCTACAGCATCAGGTGCTAAGCTACGTCGTATGATGGTTGCAGGTACTAAAGCATCATGTGCTTTTGCATCGCAAATCACTAAGACTGAGCCTTTACGTAACCAAACAGACTTCGGCGACATCGTTCGTGGTCTATCTGTTTACGGCCGTAAGGTTGTTAAGAGTGAAGCTCTTGTAACAGCATTAGTTGGCACGCCTTAATAAGCAACCCTAACTAATGAGAGAGGGGGGGAACCCCCTCTTTTCTACCAAATTACGGAGTAACTTATGGCAACAATAAAAGTAATAGACGTCGTTAAGCGTGTTGAAGACATTCTTCAGGACACAAACGTTCGTTGGCCGCGCCTAGAATTGCAGAACTGGATTAATGAATCCTATTTGCAGATTGTTCTAATGCGCCCTGATGCTAACTCGAAGACCGCTACCCTTACATGTGTAGCCGGAACACGTCAAACTTTAGCCGCAAGTTTTCCAACAGGACTACGCCTACTAGACGTAGTTCGCAACCTGGCTACTTCTTCTAGCAAGAAGGTAGTAAGACTTATTAATAGGAGCGTCTTAGACGATCAGCGTCCTTCGTGGCACGGAGAAACCAACACGGTTAACATCCAGAACTACACGTTTGACGCAAGACAGCCCAAAGAGTTCTTTGTGTACCCACCAGCAACTACAGCGGCGCAAGTAGAAATTGTGTACGCCGACGCTCCGGGAGCTCACACGTTGTCAGAGGCCGATTTAAATCCCGCTGGCAGTAGCACGGAGATAATTAAGCTAGACGATACGTACTTAAGCTCTATTATTGACTGGGTACTGTACAGAGCCTTTTCTAAGGACGCTGAGTACGCAGCGAATACTCAGAGAGCAGTGTCGCATAACCAGGCATTTATGTCAGGTATCGGCGTTAAAACGCAGAGTGATGTTAGCTCTTCACCACAAGAGGGCTAAACATGGCAGTAATATGGGATAAGTTGTACCCTTACGCGCAACCATACGTACCCGGTTGTCCTGAAGTTGTTATAAAGACACATCTACAGGAAGCAGCTGCAGAGTTTTGCGCTAAGAGTGAAATATGGCGCTACAACCTAGAGCCTAGCTACACTAGTGTAAACACTTCTGACTACGAGCTAGATGTAC